TCGGAACCGTTCTTGGAGACTTGGCCGCGTTGGGGTATGACACAAGGTGGCTCTGCATACGCGCATCGGATGTCGGAGCGCCGCATCACAGAGACAGATGGTTCTTACTTGCCAACGCCAACGGTCACAACGGGAGCGCAAGTGTCATGGGACAAAACACCGGGCCAGACGGGTGGGACGAGTCTAGCGGGGTGGGTGCAATATTGGCCGACACCCACAGCACACAACGCAAAAGAACAGAATTCACCGAGCGAAGCAAACAGGAATACTCCAACATTAGCTTCCCGAGTTGGTGGGAAGCTGAACCCGGATTGGGTCGGGTGGCTGATGGGGTTTCCAATCGGGTGGGCCAACTCAAAGGCTACGGGAATGCCCAAGTCCCGCTCCAAGCAGCAACCGCCTACCGACTCCTTGGGGGACTCTAATGCTACAACTTAATGCTTTAAGGTTGCAATTTGATGGAAGGATTGTGGGATGACTTCACCCACTATAAAAAATTTGCAACGTAAGAATGAAATGTTGCAAGCCAGAATTACAGAATTGGAATTAAAAATAGATAAACATTTAGAAGTTTATCGAAATAATTTATATGACAAAGTTGATCTACAAACAAAATTAGATCAAATTAAAGAGATTGTAAATAATGCTTCGTGACTACCAACAACGCACCATAGATCAACTCTACGCATGGTTTGAGGCTGGCAACCAAGGCAACCCATGTCTTGTATTGCCCACCGGGTCAGGCAAGTCTCACATTGTGGCGGCACTGTGTAAGGATGCGCTACAGAACTGGCCTGACACCCAAGTCTTAATGCTCACGCACGTCAAGGAATTAATTGAGCAGAACGCACAAAAGATGCGTGAACATTGGCCCGGTGCGCCCATGGGAATTTATAGCGCTAGTATTGGTAAACGCCAACTGGGTGAACCGATCACGTTTGCGGGAATCCAGTCGATACGCACCAAGTCCAAAGAATTAGGCCATATTGATCTGTGCATCATTGATGAATGCCACTTGGTATCTCACAAAAATGAGGGTGGTTATCGCACCCTGCTTGCTGAGTTGCTACTGATTAATCCAGCCATGCGAGTGATTGGTTTAACTGCGACACCGTATCGTTTGGGACACGGCTTGATAACCGATAAGCCTGCCCTATTTGATGCGCTCTTGGAGCCTGTAAGCATTGAGGAATTGATATTTAAAGGCCACCTTGCCACGTTGCGCTCCAAGGTTACAAAGTCCAAGCTGGACACCTCTGGCGTGCATAAACGTGGGGGTGAATTTATTGAGTCTGAGTTGCAGGCAGCGGTAGACAATGACGATCTGAATAGCGCCGTGGTGCGTGAGGTGATGAAGTTGGCGGGAAACCGCAAGGCTTGGTTATTCTTTTGTACTGGCGTGAAGCACGCGCAACACGTTGCTGAAGTGCTGAATGATTATGGTGTGGTTGCTGATTGTGTGACCGGGGATACACCAAAAAAAGAACGGGCACAAATGCTGGCTGACTTTAAAGCTGGCAAGATTCGGGCACTCACAAATGCCAACGTACTGACCACAGGGTTTGACTACCCAGACATTGATCTGATTGCCATGATGCGCCCCACAATGAGTGCCAGTCTTTATGTGCAGATGGCTGGTCGTGGTTTGCGTCCCAAGAGCCATACCGATCATTGCATGGTGCTGGATTTTGCTGGCGTAGTGCAAACACACGGGCCAATAACTAATGTGCAACCGCCCAAAAAGGGCAGTGCAGGTGATGGTGAAGCACCCATAAAAGTATGCGAAACGTGCGGTGAATTGTGCGCCATTTCTATTCAAATCTGCCCTGCGTGTGGCGCTGCTTTTCCTGAGCCAGTAGCAAAATCCATGTCCTTGCGACACGACGACATCATGGGTTTAGAAGGGCTTGATTTGGAAGTGACCTCGTGGAGTTGGCGCAAACATTTAAGCCGCGCCAGTGGCAAAGAAATGCTTGCGTGTACTTATTACGGTGGCCTAAGTGACCCGCCAATAACAGAATATTTGGCTGTGGCGCATGATGGATATGCTGGTGACAAATCCATGCGGTTACTATCTACGATGGCATCCAGTGCCAAAGTGCCAATGCAACTCACATCAAATGAAATGCTGACCGACATTGCAGACTTAATGAATCTTGGAACACCGCCTTGTAGTATTGAATACAAAAAAGACGGTAAATTTTTTAGAATTTTAAAAAGGACATGGGAATGAAAAAAATCATTATTGGTGATGCAACTCTTTACTTGGGTGATTGCATGGACATTCTGCCTATGCTTGAAAAGGTTGATGCTGTTATTACTGATCCGCCTTATGGGATTGGAGCTGATACTGGAATTGGAAAAATAACTAAAGAAGGAAGTGATTTTAGCAAGGCATTAAAAGGTTGGGATTCATCAACACCACCTAAAGAATTATTTGATGATTTAATAAAAAAAGCGAAAGTTTGTATTTTTTGGGGAGGTAATTATTTTTCATTACCTCCAACACCCACTTTATTAATTTGGGATAAAGTTCAACCGGAAAAATTTACATTGGCAATGGCAGAAGTTGCTTGGTGTAATACTGGAAAACCAATGAAAATTTATAGATGGAAATCAATGTCGATTAATAATGGAAATCCGAAACATCATCCTACTCAAAAACCGCTTGGGCTTATGAAATGGTGTATTCAACAAGCAGGCAACCCTGAAACCATCCTAGACCCCTTCATGGGCAGCGGTACAACAGGCGTAGCCGCCATCCAATTAGGCCGCAAATTCATAGGCATAGAACGTGAACCCAAATACTTTGACATTGCCTGCGAACGCATAGAACAAGCGGTAGCGCAAGGGCAATTATTTGCACCAGAACCAATGAAACAAATTCAGGAGTCATTTTTATGAGACACCCCGAACCAGAGATCGTCACGATCTACAAAGCAGGCCCACCAAAGTGCTGCCACACTTGCGAACATTATGGAAATGATGGCTTATGCACCACATTCTTTATGGCGCCGCCAGCAGAGTTTGCCGCCGCTGTGGATTTATGCCCAAGCTGGGAGGTTGAATGTCCGTTTTAAAAGTGCGCCCCATCGGGCAAAGAATACGTCAATGCTTGGCAGTGATTGACACCAACCAAGCACCTATGACTGCTAGGGAAGTTTGGAATCATCTTGAAGGTGTATCTATTGAGAATTCAAGTAAATATTGTTTACGCGCCGTAGACCTTGGCTTGATGACCGTGAACCGAGAGACACGCCACAATCAATTTCAATGTGTGGGTGGCTGGAAATTAAAGCTGGAACAGCGCCAGTCCAAGCGCGTAGTGGAGCGCAAAAAGCCTTTGCCACTCCACAAAATGATTAACAGCGTGTGGAGCCTTGCTTTATGAAAATCGAGATACCCACAGAGCATCACGAGCAAGCCATGACCGTTCAATGGTTTCGCAGATCGTGGCCTGGCGTTATCATTTTTGCTATTCCCAATGGTGGCGTAAGAGACATTCGCACCGCCACCAAGTTAAAAATTGAAGGTGTCATGCGTGGCGTACCTGATTTGTTCATTCCAGAGTGGCGGCTATGGGTAGAAATGAAACGCATCAAAGGTGGCATTGTCAGCCCTGAACAAAAAAGTTTTATAAAGTATCTGGAAAGTGTTAATTATGCGGTTATAGTTGCAACAGGCGCAGAAAATGCAAAGTTGCAAATAAGCGCCTTTTTTAACCAAATGAAAGAATCAAAATGACCAAAGAAATTAAAGACAAATCCATGACCTTGCGATTACCAGCCAGCATTGTTGCTGCCTTGAAAGCCGAAGCCGCCGCCAATACACGCACGATGGCAGCGCAAGTTTTGCACATCCTTAAAAACAATCTGGGGAAATAAGATGTTCGATAAGATAAGAGAAATATTCCAAACACCGAGTGCCGACATCTTGGCATTACGTGAGTTAGAGCAAGCCCAACGCAGCCTGCTAGAAGCCCAAACCAGCCAAGAATATGCCAAGCGCATGGCTGAGTATCACAATGACCGCATCAAGCGCCTCACGTCTTATTTGCATTTGGGAGAAACCAAATGACAAAGCCTTTTGATAAAACAGTCCGGACGGTTGCTGAACGAACGCGCACTGTATTGCGTGAGAATCGTCAAAGCCTGAGCCATGTATTGGCACCATTAAGCGACAAAAACCCCAAGCGATATGTCAGCGGTGGTGCGGTGCTTATGCCCAAGTTACCGAATCAAGCTTTGCCCAACAAATCCAATATCTGGGATCGCACGACATATCGAACCGGTGACGGTGAAGTATTCCAACAGATGCGTCCGGGTGCTGAAGATGCTTTGAAATTGCCAAGTCGAGGATTTAAAACATGATTGAAACAAGTTGGATCGGTGGTAAATATCCGGGTATTAGAACCCCACCCATACCCGTGATAAAAGTTGTGAAAAAACGTGTCCAAACATATTTTCAACCACGACCTTCAAAGAATGCAATCTTGGCGGTGGTGCGTGCCAAAGGACCAATCAGCATTGCCAACATTGCCCTGTCGCTGAAAAAAAGAAAGAACTTGGTGAATATGCATCTGCTGGATATGCAGCGAGAGGGTTTGGTTATCAAAGAATATCGTCAAAACAAAAACAATGGTCATCACCAAATGTTTTATTCGGGAGTGCAGTGATGCTATGTCAAGAACCTTACGGCTGGACTGCCACACATTTTTCTTGCATTTGGTTTGATGAATTTGCAAGAGAAGACGCAGAAGATGCAGCGCGATCAACTGGTATTGGTTCTGTAGCTTTCCCTGTTTACAAACAACCACCAGAATTGAGAATGGTGCTGAACATTTTGCAAAAGCGATACATGGGTGACAACAACCGCGAAGACCTTGAAGTGCTGCGCTGTATTGCTGATGTTAAAAAATATTTTGGAATAACAGAATGAAAACACCACACAAACACGCAGAAACAAGCGGCAGCGTTTGGGAGTTCAATAATGGGAATGATTAACGCAGGAATGATGAGCAGTGCTTCAGACAATTGGGCAACGCCTCAAGACTTTTTTGACGAGTGGAACGTTAAGCTAGGGCCATTCGAGACTGACGTATGTGCGTCTGCCGATAACGCTAAGTGCGATAAGTATTACGACTTAGCCACTGATGGTTTGGCTCAGGTGTGGACAGGTAAATGCTGGATGAACCCGCCCTACGGTAGAGAGATTGGGCACTGGATGAAGAAGGCTTACGAGTCTAGCCTGAACGGTGCATCGGTAGTTTGTCTTGTGCCTGCACGTACTGACACAAAGTGGTGGCACGAATTTGCCATGAAGGGTGAATACTTCTTAATCAAAGGTCGGTTGAAGTTTGGTGGGCATACGAACAGCGCACCTTTTCCAAGCGCAGTTGTGTTTTTTGAAGGAGTGAAATGATGTGGCCCTTCCCTCTAACGCTGCCTGTGAAGCAGCCGAATGCACCGCTGCCTAAGTTCAACCCAAACAACCACGAGGACGCACCGCTATGAAAGCCAACCGCATACAAGAACTTGCTGACAAAGCCAAAGTTCCACTTGGGCAACGTAATCAGGTCTTTTTTAAGTTCGCTGAGTTAATTATTGCAGAGTGTGCCAAGCTGTGTGAACCCGCAGCGCAACCAGAGCAGGAGCCTGTGGCCTCGTTGACTATCAGCATGTTTCGTGGACACATGACTAATCACGATATTGATTATTTTGGTGACTTGCCAGCGGGGTCATATCAGCTCTACACATCACCACCAGCACGCAAGCCGCTGACGCGTGAGCATGTCACTGCAATGATGACCAAGAACGGTTACATCACGGCTAGTCCACAAGAGCGTGCCGCCTTTATGCATGAAATTGAGATGGCTAATATCAGAGGATATAAACAAGGCCGCGAAAGTGGACTTAAAGAAGCCCTAGTTCAACCAACAACCGAGACTAAACCAAATGCTACACGCCACTGTCGAAGCTGTGGCGGGACTGGTGAGAGACATACAGGGGTTGATGAATCCCCCACCACAATCTGCAAACCATGTGACGGCACTGGGCAAATTGCTATCGCAGCGCAACCAGAGCAGGAGCCTGTGGGAGTGATACAGCATTTGGATGAGCTTAACGAGCAGTGGACAAAACACCTTCCAATCGGGACAAAGCTCTACACATCACCATCAGCACGCCCGTGGGTGAGTCTGACTGATGATGAGCGTCGAGTATGTACGCAGTCGCCATTCACAGAGGAAAACTACCGAGCTATCGAAGCCAAACTGAAGGAGAGGAACACATGACAACAAAAACTGAAGCACTGAAGCGGGCGCTTGAGGCGCTGATGGAGCATGGGACTGCCTATTTAGGTCACTCTAAAGAGTATCAGCAAGCCATTACCAAAGGTAAAGAAGCCCTAGCGCAACCAGAGCAAGAGCCTGTGGCGCGAATAGGGATGATTGACGAAGAGCACTTTGCTGACGTGTGCAGAAAAGCCAACGGCAATAGCAACACGCTACTTTTTGCATCACCACCTAAGCGCGAGTGGGTTTACCTGACGGATGATGAACGTGAAGAAATTATGGAGTGGCTTGGGCACGACGTTTCATCGCAAGTGTTTTATGCCATCGAAGCCAAACTGAAGGAGAAGAACGCATGACCTTCCGAGAATGGCGTGACCAGTACACATTAAGCACGATCCAAGCAGACCATGAAACGATTGTCCATGCTGCATTTGACGCAGGCTACAAAGCTGCAAGCGTTGTGGTATCGCTACCTTATCTAGCTGAACGGCACTTCTGCCCACGCTGCGGCAAGCGGCTGATGGGGCCACTTGGCCCTGTAAGCCTCCACACTTGCTGCCCACCGAACGCAAGAACATTCGACGACTACGGGAACAAGCTGCCATGACAACTCAACACAAAATTACCTCTGACGGTGCTGCGGCTGTAGCACCTGCGTGCCACTGGATTCCCATTGACGAGAACACGCCACGGGGCGTGAGTATGTGGCTGATTAACAAGCGCAGCAACGTGGCGCAGAAGTCTCACTACAACGCAGGGGATAAGTTCTTTGACCATTGGTTCCCGTTACCTACGTTTAAGAAGCCATGAGAAAAGAAACCTACACTATGTGGGACGCTATGCTTGCAAGTCCAACCGAGCCAATGACAGAGAAGCAGAGACGCCACCAGCTTACCCGGATGTGGAGTGGCTTGGCGGCTTTGGAGACATCAACAGAGCCAACAAAAGATGATTGGTTCGTATGTTCTGATGCTGTCAATTTAATGGAAACTTTGGTGGAGCAAAAGCATATCGTTGATCCCAACAATATGCTATTCGATGCCATTCGAGCATTGGCAGAGGCTGGACAGCGTAATTTTGCGGGTAAGCCCTTGCGCTTAGACGGTGCTGGCATTCAGGCAATACGAGCCATCTTGGAGGATTACGCTATGGTGCTTGAATCACTTCCTGCCAGAACCATGATCCACTGTCATCGCTTGACTGAAAAGCGTTTAAACGAAATCATGAAAGGAAAAATGAAATCACACGATGTATCTGTTTAGTAAAAAAATGTTTTACAGTGTATTTTTATGTTGTATAATTAATCATCGCAATTAATTAAACAGGACAACACAATGAAACACATCACACAAGCAACACAAGCCGGATACGAAGCAGCCATCAATAATCAAATGCGTGCCCCAGCTTTAAACACAGTGATCCGGTCGCTGATTGCCACCAATGTTTTTACTCACGCAGAAACTATGAATATTTTTCAAGCCTTTGTGCTTGGTTATGAAACACGCATTACTGAAGTTTGCAATGCCATGCTTGCAGAAGAAGCATAAAAAAATGCTTAATCCCTTCATCCTATCAGCCCTCCGGGGCGTGACAACAGAGCAGGATTTGCTGGATTGCCTTCAGGCGCTGGCAAGTCACTTTCCCGCCAATGAAAAGATCGGGGATGCTTTACTGGATTGCATCCTGATTCTTGATGATCACTTAAACAACTGAAAGACACGACATGAAAACAATTATTAACCTTGCCTTCACTTTGGCTTTTATGGCTTGCACCTTGGGCTTGATGCTATCCTACTTTGATGTTTTGACTAAGTAGTTCATTCTTAACGGCGCTGCCATTGGTGGTGCCGTACCAGTAGCTGAGAACCAGCATGGCCACGGCATCCATGAGGCCAAGGACACGCCCCACAATTATTTCTGGCGTCTTGTCAGGGTAGCCATAAAAAAGCACTGCAATCTCTGTGCCAATAGTGAGTATAAGCAGAACAAGCGACAGCCAAAAAAGCATCTTTTGAGTGCCGCCTGACACACTGGCCTGCCTTGCGGAGTCACGATCTTTGAAACTGAGTTCAGCATAACGAAAACCACGCTCTTTTTCATTGTTCTGATACTCCAATTCCAATTCACGCAGCTTGCCGATTTGCTCAGGCGTCATCTGGCCTGTTTGAATAATCTCGCTGATCTTGTCTTTGGTGGCCCCAGACAAACCCAACAATTCTCCAACAGATGCCACAGCCACTGCCCCCAACGGGCCAAACATGGCGGAAGCCACTGTGGGGGCCACTGATTTGAGGGTAGCCAGCCAATCCATTACTGCCAAACCCCGGTATGCATTTGCTTAGCTAGGCGTTCACATCTGGCTGGTGTCTGACTATGCCATTTACTGAGAATCATGTTTTCAGCAGCTTTGGCGTAATTGCCACCTTGGATCAGTGCGAGAGTAGTTTTAAAGGCCAACAAGCCTTCAATGCCCATTTGAAACGCCATATTGATGAGGACGTTGAGTCTGACCTGATCCAAGTCTTTAACCCAAGGCAGAGCTTTAAAAACCTCTGCTGTTTTGCGCTGAATGTCATTATTCAGCAAGTAAGCCGATTCCTCTGGGGTGATGCCACCATTACGGCGTTTATCAATAAGCCTGCCCACCCCAATCGTCATGTAACCGAGGCTATCAGGATAAGCCGATAAGACTTCACCCTCATCACGCCTCAATTGCTCGTTAAGGTTTGTAACCATGATTCGTAGCCCATCCCAAAAAGATGTAACCAAGGCCAACAACACCAGCCCAAATCAGGCCCAATAAAGTTTTCTCAATTACAGTCCTGCGAAACTCAATCCGTTGAACCTCTGCTTGGATTGCCAGCCGAACCCAACGCTGTTCTTCATCAGACAAACCTGTGTCGGTACTTCTGATTCGGATTGCTGCCGCTATTTCAGCGGCAAATTCAGTGCGTTCTTCTGGGGTCATGATGTAGGTCAAGAATGGTGGATGGGAGTATTTTACACAGGCTCAACAGGCCATTCAATAGTCCACGGAAAACCGGGCTGACTTGTAATATCACGCAAGTTTTGACGATATAAAGCCCAAACTTTTTTGTCAACTGGAGAATCCGTAACTTGAGTCCAGTCGCACTCCGTTAACTTGGCATCGCGTTGTTGGCGAAGCTCAGTGGCTGCGCTGTCGAACCGTTGTTTCACTTCTGAGGCGGTCAGGTCACGAACTTTCCATACCTGTGTCCAGCGCTGCGCGTCAACATCAAACACAGGTGAGTCTTCTTCCAACACTTGCGTGATAGACAGAACAGGCTGAGTTGAGAAATGCACTCGCAACGCGCCATTTTCAGCCATCAACGCATCGCTAATAGTGCTGGGGAAGCTAGTGTTGGTGCGCGTGCGCTTTAGTTCAGCTACGCTGTAAGGGTATTGCTTGACCGCACCGTTCTCAATAAGTACAAACATAATCTTACCCAATCTGTTGTTTGATAACTGCTAGCATAATCTTGGCTTTTTTCTGTTCCAGCTTTTCAGAGTCGAACAGGTCACGCAGTTGGTTGGTGAAGGTGGTTAGTTCAGCACGTTCGTCAGGGGGCAGCTTACCGATCTCTTCCAAGGCCAACGTGTAGTTGTCGATGTTGATCTGGTAGTGCATGACCTCTTGCTCACGGGCGGTGAGCGAAGATGCAAGAATTTCTTCGCGGGTCTGGGGGGTTGTCTCTGTTGCGGTTTTCATTTTCATATTCCTCTAGGTTACACGGGGGTTTTAGGACTAAATGCTACACCGTTTCCAGTACCAGTAGGCAACGTAGCTGGATTTGCATATTTAGTGCCGAACCCTGAAACACTCCAAGGGTATACAGTAATGAAGGGGGTTGTACTGTGTGCTATAACAATAGTAGCTCCGTCAGAGCTAAAGGCTACAGCGTTCCCAGTACCAGTAGGCAATGTAGCTGGATTTGCATACTTAGTGCCAAACCCTGAACTGCTCCACGGGTATACAGAAATGAACGGTGTGGTTAAATGGCTTACCGCTATAGCGTCCCCATTAGGGCTAAATGCTACACCTCGCCCAGTAGTAGTAGGCAATGTAGCTGGATTAGCATACTTAGTGCCGAAACCTGAACTGCTCCACGAGTACACTGTAACGTAAGGTGATGTACTGTGAGTTACTGCAAGAGCGGTTCCATCAGGGCTGAATGCCACATCGGTGCAAGTAGCGGGGGGTAGTGTAGCTGGATTTGCATACTGAGTGCCGAAACCTGAACTGCTCCACGGGTACGCAGTAATAAAGGGGGTAACGATGTTGGCTGTTGCTACAGTGGTTCCATCAGGGCTGAATGCTACCCCATTTCCATCATTTGGGGGAAGTGTAGCTGGATTTGCATACTTAGTGCCAAAACCTGAAGCACTCCACGGGTATATAGAAAGCCAAGGGGATTCAGTATGCCCCACAGCAATTGCAGAACTGTCAGGATTGAAAGTTACACCTAGCCCAGTAGTAGTAGGCAATGTAGCTGGATTAGCATACTTAGTACCGAATCCAGTACTAATCCACGGGTACACTGTAACGTAAGGTGATGTACCGTGAGTTACTGCAAGAGCGGTTCCAGCAGGACTAAATGCCACATCGGTGCAAGCAGCGGGGGGTAGTGTAGCTGGATTTGCATATTTAGTGCCGAATCCAGTACTAATCCACGGGTATACAGTAATAAAGGGGGTTGTACTGTGTGCTATAGCAATTGCCTCTGGCCCAGCAAGAGTTGCCATTGCCGCAGATCGTAGTTTAGTTGCCAGCATTATGCGTTCCCCACACGAGCACCATACAGTGTTGCACCGACTTTCCACAACTGGATAGCTGTGAACCCTGTTAAATTCAACGTTGGGGCTACCCCTAAATCAGTCTTCCAAGTAACGCTAGGCCAAGTTATGCTATAGGCTGTGCCATCATCAATCATCAACGTCAGCGACTGGCCTGCTGCAAAACTCGTAGCTGTGGGGCTACGGCTAGCACCAAGTGTCCAAGTCTGCACCGTGCCATTGCCGGGGTTGAGGTCAACCGAAACACCGTCCACAATGGCGTACACGTCTTCGGTGTAGTTGCCATTGAAGACGAGGTTGGTGATGGTTTTGTTAGTGAGGGTTTGAACACCGTTGAGAGTGACATCACCAATAGCGCCAGCTACAGATTCCCAAGTTGTACCGTTTGATGTGAGTACGTTGCCCGATGCGCCAACAGCACTTAAGTTGGTTCCACCATTAGCCACTGGGAGTACACCAGTGACACCAGTTGTCAGTGGCAAACCCGTAGCGTTCGTTAATGTACCCGAAGTAGGAGTTCCCAGAATAGGTGTCACCAGTGTTGGGCTTGTAGCCCTTACAGGAGCACCAGTTCCGGTTGCAACCGTCCACACAGGAAGGGCAGTAGTACCTCCACCAACAAGAACTTGTGTGGTCAAACCGTTAGCTAAAGTCTGTTGTGTACCAGTAGCCGTAGTTCCTGTGGCAATTAACGCATACGCCGTAGTACCTGTCGCACGACCACTGCCACCATTTATAATGGGAATAATAGTACTGCCATCAAACTGGAGATACCAGGTCATTGCCGTTGTGCCAAGAACATCAGTGGATTTAAATCCTGTTGACCACAATGAACCTCCGTTGGCTGTACCTGCATCTATGCTAACCGTGCCTCCGGCTAAATCGCCGGAAGTGTCAGCATCAATGGTTCGTGTCCATGCTCCAGCAGCTACATCATAAATTCCGTTTTCTGCTGGCAAGGTTTGATTTTTGACCAAAACCCGATTGCCTGCAACGCACGCAATACCATCAATGGTTTGAGGTGCTGACAAAATAATATTTGCGGTAGTTGCTACCGTAACCGCTTTTTTTGTCCACGCACCGGGCATGGCTATCAAGGTGTTATCCGTCCATATCGGAACACCTGTACCATTGGATGTCAGGAAGTATCCGACAGTGCCCGCAGCCGTTGTTGCGTTGGCAGTAGCGGATGTTCCATAAACAATGCCGCCTTGTACTGAAACAACAGTCGTTGGAATAGTAATGTTGGCAGAACCGTTAAAACTTGTTGCTGTTCCTGTTACTGCACCAGATACGGAAATAGTGCGTGGTGTTGTCAAGGTAGCCGCACTTCCACCAATACTTAAATTTGCGGCGGTTCCCGTTATGTTTGTGCCGACTAATGCTGAAGGAGTTCCAAGAGCTGGCGTTACCAATGTTGGGCTGGTGGATAAAACTACACTGCCGGAACCAGTAATAGCTTTGCTTACAAGATTTTTGCTGGAATCTGTAAATACTGCTTGGCTTATAGTTAAGCCTGAATCCAAAATATTACCGACTGATAATTTGGTGCCATCAAAAGTTAAATTGGCAGAACCAGCAAAAGCACCCGCATTGTTATATTGCACCTGCGCATTGGAACCACCGGGCGGTGTTGTGGGTCCAGCCGGACCCACTGGTCCAGCAATGCCACGATCAATAGTAATAACTTGCGTTGTTGGTGGCGTCAAGGCCAAAACAATATTATTTCCATCTGTGACGGAGACATTAATATTAGCCATTAATTTATTACTCCGTCAGAACGCACCAAGAACAACAAGAAAATAATGCTGTCATCGGCTGGCGTAGCGCCAGAAGCTGGGAATTGTATTTTCAAGCTACCACTAAAACCAACGCAATCGGTGGCATTAATATCCAATTCTGGATCGCTGGATAAAACATCCCATGTTGTTTCATCAATTACCAAAGTAAATGTGCCAGCAGCGTCTACTCGATTGGAGATCGTAAGACTTACGGGTGTTGGGGCTGGCGAGTAATCAGCAATATCAAACGTTAAACCCGTTCGGCTATCGTTCAAATTGGTTAATGATCGACGCAAAATTGATGCGCTGATTGTGGCACCAATAGTATTAACGGGTGAATTGTTTGCAGTTAATGCAATATTCCAATAAGTTTTTTGGTTATAAACCAACTCACCTGAAATGATTGGATTGGAAAAGCCGCTGACTTGTGTCAGGGCATTTTTATTAAAAATTGCCAAGATAATTCCCCTAAACTCGGGTAGTGACGCTCCCCACAAACTCGCAGGGCTACGATTCTTATCATGTAATTTTACGTTAAATCTTACGACATGACTATTTTAACCACACAGATAGATGCAAGCCACCAAGACCGCCGTGGTTGTATCTGTAAATGTCATACTTTGTCTAGCTTTAGCAACCGTAATATTACGAACAATGTTATCTGCTTGCTTCATTCCTACACCAGCCACGGAACTTGTCACAATCAAATCGCCAGCGGTAATGTTCCCAGCTTCTCCGCAAACATACATTTGTCCTTCACCCACCGAATTGGCAGCACAATAATCATATAGATTTTTATCTTCGTCATATTCAGGAAACATGGTTGTAATTTTTTTCAAACCGCCATCTACATCTACAAATTCAACTTTTTCAATAAATGCAGTTGGTTGAGCATTTGCCAATAAACCATTGTTCAATACCATGATACCAATGGGCACTTGATTTGCAAATGAAGACATTGCGACTTCAAATAATGTATTGCTAATATTTTTTGCAATAATTAGTTTTACATCACAAACAATATAACCCATAGGAATATTTGCTGAGATAGAAATCAAGACATCATGTGCGCCTGTAAATGGGCCATAATTGGTGCCAGCACCATCTGCATAAAAATCATAACCATTGGCTGCACCAACAATGCCCGATGTACTTGTGCCACCGCCAGTAGTCGCTGAATTGACGCCACGAATTGCATGATTCGTGCCGCCAGTTGTTCGAGCGACTCCATAAACACCAACACCCGTGGTACTGGCTTCTCCATTTACGCCATTGGCAGCAGTGCCTAATCCATAAACTCCGGCTGCTGAAATTAAAGAATTTGTCGTAGCAGTATTGTTTCCCCAAACCGCCGGAGTTAAATTTGAATTATTCAGTATCAGTGAAGCTGGTGAACTTGAGGTTGCACTCTTCACATATAAACTGCCAGATGTACCGCCAGTTTCTACAACTAAAATATTTGAAGCATCATAAACTTGCAGTTTATTATCGGTGTAATTCATCACAACACGCTTGCCCGGAGCAGATGCTGTTTGAATTAATGCACCTGTAATCGTTCCAGCAGTAATAGTTCCAAGATCGGCACTAATAGCGGAAAGATTGCCCACTTTTAAATTTGATAAATATGGCGTTCCCCAAATGGTTTGATTTGCAACAGGATAATAAATCCCATCACTTTGAAACATAGCCTGAGAGGAACCGGGATTTTGAACCGTAGTGGTAAAAGCCGTTGCAGATGTTGGAGAAAAACTTGTAGTAGCTGGCAAACCACTGCCAGCAATGGTGACTGGTGAACCTGTAACAGTTGGATTGCCAGCATATAAAGCATAACAAATTACAGCACTATTGCCAGTTGCTCCATTGCGTGCTATTGATTGCACGCTGAATCCACTCGTCCATGAAACAGTAGTGGTCAAAGTTCCAGCCGGAGCGGAAATGCCAGTGCTGGCTTGCCATAAATAAGTATTAGGAGTACCGGGATTTGTAGGGATAGCGACTTCCCATCCATTGCCACCCGTATAAGAATCATTCGAAGCCGTAGCCCATGTCCAAGTCGTACTACCGCTGGGATTTCCCGGCGTAGTATTTAACCACTGATATAAAGATACTACTGCCGTTTGTTGACCAACAGTGCCAGTTGGTGCCCAAGCTAATGCTGAACTAGGGCTGCTAATTTGAGATTGACCAAGATTATTTGAAACTACGACACCAAAATAATAAGTCCCAGCAGGCAATATTTCATTCAAAAATGTAAACGTTGAACCCGGAGTTAAAGAGGTTGAAGCTGGTGACGTATAAGAATCAAAAAACGTCCATTGTGAGGCTGTTGGCGTTGGAACTGTAGAATAAAAAAGTTGAATGTTAGTAATGCGCCCTACAGTAGGAGCGACAACCGATACATCAAAAGATGGAATTGAATCAGCTGGGCGTGTTGCTGAAACGATTGGCGCGGCAACCGCAGAAAAATAACTAGGTGAACTAAAGTTTGAATTAGGTGCAGGCGTATATTGTGTAATGGCCGCATTGTCATAAACTTGTGAATTGTATTCCGTCAAATCAAGTGTGGCACCTAAATTGCCATCAGGCAAAGAAATCTCACTGACTTTCATGACTCGGAATAATTTGTTATCCCAACCATAAGCGGCATTAGTCAAAGTCACAACATCACCAGCATCTACTTGGATTGCTGTATATGCGGCACTAATGGTAACAATTAAATCTTCGCGTGTTTGTTCGAGCATTCTATTAGCCAAATATGAGGCTTGAACAGAATCATTCACCAAATCCAAATTACAACTGTATTTATTGATTGGTTCATTGGCATAAAGTAAACCAGATGGCGTCTCAAGATACACCACATCACGTTGATCGCGATTGAGTTTGGAAGGAAATTGAGCTTCAACCTGATTGATTGAGTTTGCCAAATCAAGTAATGAAGTTTTAATTTCACCAATGACATTATTATCATCAAATGAAAATGTTGAGGCTACAGCTTTATTAATAACAACTGCCCATTTTCCATTGGCTTCGTTGTATTGATTCCACGAATCACAAGCCAACATAATACGGTCAATATTTGCCAAAACATTTTGACCCGTATCAATTACGCCATTAATTTTGTATCGCGGTTGAGTGGATGAAACACCAGAACTATCTGTGAAGGTTATGGTTTCTTGTGAATATGTATCTAATGCAGCCGCAGAAGTTGAATCAACAATGCCAGCGACCATGCCAGCACCATAAACAGTACTGGTCATGTAATCAAGCCAAACTGCTCCAGGATAAGCGGCAGAGGCTCCATTAAGATATTGGCCCACCTTAAAGGTAACAGGCTGCATTTGAGTGGTGTCTGCGTCCCGACTGTAATTTAATTTAATGATGGCAAAAGCCAAACCATTCATTTGACGATTGGTGGATGACCATCTTTGATCAACATTAATATCTGCACCGCCCATTAATACCGATGGCAAAATTGAAGTATTGGCACCCGTAATGACGCCAGCATAACTGGATGTATAAAGACTAATGAATAAATTGCCAGATACTTTTGTATCAACATTATTGGCCCCATCAGTCAAACTAATTACTTTTGTTTGATCTGTTGTGTCAAATGTGATGGTGCGGTCTGCATAATAAAATTGTGTTTGATCAAAAATAAAATTGCTAGTGGATTTTGCAAGACTTGAAATCACCAGAACGTAATACATGGTTTTCTGGTCAGAAGACAAAACAGCATCTACAAATGTGCCACCCAGATAAGCATCGCCATAAACAATTGGAATATTGTTTGTTGGTGATGGCGGGTTTTGTTGACGCACCCCACTATCTGTGCCCATGTTGGCATTGGGATCGCCCGGTGCAAAAGCGCGGGAGACTAAAGATGAAATAACAAAAGTAACGGCAAATGATGCAGCAGCCATACCAGCGGCACCTAAAG